CTGTCCATAAGGAACTTGTGTTAGGCCATATCTTGCCAAGAATCCTCTTCTTGGGTTAAAGTCGTTTTGTCCGACAATAACTGGAGTGAGGTTGGTTACATATGGTGAATAAACTAATCCGCTACCGAATGGTGATTGTTGTGATTTGTGTCCCAAGAGAATAAGGTCAGCTGGGAACATTGGGTCTTTGTAAATGTCATAAGCTCCATTGTAATTACCAGCTTTAACAACTGACATACCCATAGAAGCAGTAACTGGGTTAGGAATAAATCCCTTGATGTTTTCAACATAAGAAGCAACGTTTGTACCCATAACCATCCAGTTAGCAGGTCCAATCTTGCTCTTTCTGAAGATTTCATTTGATGCACGACCAACAGTTTGCATTAAAGCAAGGTGACTATCAAGATAGTTACCAGATGTATAAGTTACATCATTCCAGTTATGTGTGAATCTTGAAGAAGCAGGAGCGATGCTCATTGCTTTTTGGATGATTTCACGGTCAATTTCACTGATCATTTCGTTAGAAACGAGAGCAGTAAGTTCTGCATCAGCAGAAAGACCATGATAAGCTCTAAGATCTTGTTCAGATTCTTGGCTCCACATAGCTTTGAGTTTTCTTGTCTTGATCATTACAGGGATTGAACCAATTGTAATTCTCATTTCAGGAATAGCTTCTGAGTATTCAAGGTCAGTTTTGTAGAAAGCCTTTACCTTGAATTTGCTTGTTGCTGGAACATCAGCATGTGGGGTAACAGTAACCACACCAGTTCCTGCATTTACAGCAACTGAATATCTTCCACCTGAAACACCAGCAACCATCTTATCAGAACCTTGAACGACGAATCCTGTTCCTGCATAGAAGAAGCTGTATGAAGCAACAGCAGCACCATCTGCATCATATTCTTCGATTGTACCAAAGAATGAAGATTCACCACCAGTTGGCCACTTAGTCATATAACTAGCAGCAGAAGGTGTAGCAGCAGCTGTGTCTCCATTAAGTGACATAGCTTCGAATGGTCCAATTTCATCTGATGAGTAGTAAGGGTTGTAACCTTCTACGGCACCAGGATTCTCTTCATACATTGAGAACTCAGGGAAATTTCCATTTCCAGAGTTAGCAACTCTACCATTGATTCCACCTTCAACTTTTTCTCCTCTTTGGTAGGAGTATGATCCAGCTGGATTACCTGGTCTATCAGTACCGTATTGATACTTGAGATAGAAGATGATTCCAGATGGTGCAGCGATTGGCTGAACAGAAACGATATTATTTGCGATAAGATTAGGGAATACCCTTCTTACGATTGGAAGCATTATTTTTTGAAGACCTTGAATGTCTCCAGCGCCTGTTGAACCCAAGTCTGGGGACTCAGCAAGGTAGCGTGCTTCATTTTCAAGAAGAATAGCAGTATTTTCTACTGTGTATTCGTCTGTAATTCCTTCGAGAAATGGTTCCCATTTTCTGAGTAAACCTTCTCTTTCTTCTTTCATTAAACGTTGAAAATCCATTTAAAAACCTCCCATGTTTGTCAGCCTAAGATCAACGATCCCTAACGGTCTGACTTAGTAGTTTTATTACTTTATCTTTCTTAAACCAGCGAGAGCAAGTTGTTCGTGAAGAGCGGTTTCAAAAGCTTTTCTTTTTCCACTTTTTTCTTCAACAATAACTTCTTTTTCTTCATAATTATCTTCTTCAATTCTTGAAGAAAGATCAGCTTCTTCTTCATAATCATCATCTGTATTAAAAGAACTATAGTCTTCAACTACAGATTGTTTGTAGTCTTGAGAAGCTTCTTCTTTAAGAGCTTTCTTAATAACAGCAAATTTTTCTACGACTTGTTCTTGTGTTCCTTCACCAATCATTTTAGAAACAACATTTCTTGTTCCTTCAGAAAGTGATTCAAGGAGTTGTGCCTTCTTGAGGTTTCCTTTCATCATTTCATGTGATTCGAGAAGATCATTATACATTGAAGCAAGTTTCTTGAATTCATCAGCGTGTCTCTTTGTTGTTGATTCATTGATGAGTGGATAGACAACAGCCTTTACTTCTTCAAGTGCTTTAGCTTCAGGACCTTGCATGGATTCAACCATAACCTCAGCCTTGATTTCTCTATACATTTCTCTAAGAGCTTTTGTAAATCTCTTTGAGTAAACTTTTTGCATATTTGACTTAACTTCTTCGATAAGATTCTCAGATTCTTCCTTTACTTCGGCTTCCATCTGTTCATATCTTTCTGTAAGTTCTTCTTCAATTTTCTTTTTTTCTGCAGCCTTCCATGCATCAAGTTTGTTTTTAAGTTCTTCTTGTTGAACATCAGTTAATTTAATATCGCGTAGAGTCATTTAAGATCCTCCTTATTCCAATTTAAAGATTCTGGGTTATAGCCAAATTCTTTAATTTTATTAATAATACGATTATGAATTTTTGATCCATAAACATCTTCTATTAATTGAAGATTGGTTTTATTGATTCCAACCCTTTCCTCGAAATCTTCATTCTTTACGAGTACGTGGTAATCGTGAGAAACATGAAAGTTAAGATTCCCATAAGAATCTTTTTCACCTTCTACGATATAGAATCTATTTCCGTCAATATCTTTTGTAAGAAGATGTTTTGTTTCTTCTTTGATATCAACTTTTTCACTTAATACATCTTCAAGAAGAGTATCAAATGTTGAGGTATAATCTAAATTATCCTCTGCTTGAACTTCTACATGTTCATTATTTTCGTAAACGGCCTGTGGATAGGCATTAGGGGTAGATGGGTCAGACACAATGTCAAATGTTACAAGCCTGAAATCGTTTTGAACTTCTTCCAAACCTTTTTGATTTTTCTTTGTGCTTCCAAATCCTCTAGATGAAATACCAAGCTTAACGCCTGAACGAAGAAGAGATTCGAGAATCTTACCACTTGCTGTTGGGAGAACTTCAGCCTCTCCATACATGTTTCCATCTTCATTTAATTGAAGCTTGGTAATAACATGGGATACTTTTTCAAGATGAATTTTAGCATCGTTTGGATGATCTAATTCACCAAGCATCCTTCTTTCTGAAACAGCTTGTGTTGTTAATTTAATGGATGACTCTAAAACTGGCTTTGGATAAACTCTGCCGTTTCCATTTGGAAGATCAGCATGTTGAAATCTACCCTTGAGTTTAAGTCTCTTTGGCATTCCATCTTCATTGAGCTCATCAAATTCATATGTAAGCTCGTTAAAGTCTCGAAGTAATGTACTCATTAAAGCTCTACTCCTTCGTCTTCTTCATCATCAACAACTTCAACTTCTTTTTCGTCAGTTTTTGGTTTTTCCACAGAACTCAAGAAATCAATTACTTCTTTCATTTTTGAATCTTTCACATCAAGACCTTCAAGTGAAGAAGCCAATCCAGCAACATATTCTGCTTCTGGAGAATCATCTTCAAGTTGTTTCTTGATTTTATTAAGAATGTCTACGATTTTTTTTACATCTTCAGACTCAACAGAGATCTTTGAATCTTCCTCAGCATCCATATCAGTTGCTGGTTCAGAATCATCACCTTCCATATCTTCATCACTCTCTAATAGAGAATTTATTTCTTTGATTTTTTCTTCTGTAAGACCGTTCTTGCTAAAGAATGAATTCTTCATTGAACGACCTTCTTTGGTTTTCATTACTTTTTCAAATGCTTCAACCAATTCATCAGTGTCTGTTTCACCAAACATTAAAGCTGTTTTTGTAATAAGTTCTTCAAAAACATCTTTCTTGAGAAGGAATAATTCTTTGTTCTCTTCCAAGAAACCAAGAAGTGCATTCTTTCCAAGTTCAACTGATTCAGTTGCAAGAATCTGATTAACCATTTTTTCAAACTTTGTTCTAAATGTGTCAGACTTCCATTTGTCTGATACTGTAACAGCAATTGATTTCATAGCATCCATAACATTGGTATTATCTTTAAGAGTAATAAGCTCTTTAGATGGTGAACCAATCTCTGTATTTACTTTGATCTCGCCATAAGAAGGAGTAAAGTTAACTTTATTAAGAGCGGCAGGAATTGAATCTGCTGATTGGTTAACTTTCATTGTAAGATGTTGCATGAATGGCTCTTCCATAAGATTGGAAATCTTGTCTTCAAACATGTTTCTTGCTTCTCTGGCCTTTTTAATTGCTCTGATTCTGGATGACTCCATAACCTTTCTGTACTTTCTATCTCTTGCTTCTGTGAAAACTGCAGAGCTTTCGTTTTTGAATTTTAAACTGAAACCAGTCATAAGATCCTCAACGGTTACCTTCTTTTCACTATCAACGTCGAAATAGTCCGCAACAACTTCATCAAGATAGCTATCATCATTTTGTGTCAATGCAACTTTTTCAAAGTTATGCATTGTGAGAATACCATTTTCATAAAGATAGTTGCAGAGGTAAATTTTGTTAGTATCTTCATCTAATATGATAAGTTTGTCATCATACATAGATACAAGAGCTGCGTTATCAGATGTTGCAATTGCTTCAGTAAGCCTGTTGAACATCTTTTCTGCACTATGCTCTACTACCTTTTTAAAATTATTGTAAGTTAATACCATTAATAATTTCCTCCTCTGTAAAAGAGTCTTAATAAGACTTGTCTATTTTATAGACTTTTTTGCGATGTTTTTATTTTCTGCTAATGTTTTATTATTATTAGAGAGTTTTAAGGCTTTAAATCCCGTGAATTCGCCCTTAATGGCCATCCGAGTAGCACTATTATTCTCATATATTCTTTTCTTTGTAGTATTATCTTTCTGTACTTTTTCGTAAAGATTAATATATTTTATTAATTTTTGTGCATCTTTTTCATTTTCTAGCAACCATTTTCCACCATCAAACTCAACTGTGTTCTGTGATGCAACATCTAATGCAGGAGCTTCACCTTCAGGAGGAAGACCAGTATCATCAGTTCCTAAAGCAGGACCACCTGCAGGAGCAGGACCACCTGCAGTTTCAGGAGCTATTCCACCCATTCCACCGCCTGCATCCATTCCACCACCAGGCATTCCACCTGCTGCCATATTTTGAGCTGATGCTTGCATTTGTGCAGTTAATTGCATTTGCATCTGTATTTGTAACTTAACAGTTGAAATTTCTTTTTCAGAAAAACCAAGAACATTTTTATATATCCACTCATCTGGTAAAAGTGGAACACCATCTTGTGAAACAACAGCTTTAACAGATTGTATCAAAGCAAACTGTTGATTTCTAATATCTATTTCTATTAATTGATCTACATTAGATGGCGGTGTTAACTTAATTTTAAAATTCTTTAAATCATCACCTTCAAACTTTTGAAGAGCAAGTTGAATAATTGCAACTTTTTCTAATCCCTTAATAACAAGTTTTTGTATTCTTTCTATTGTTCTAGCAAATTGAATTTCTTGGTTTGATAAATAAGATTTAGGATCATAAGCTGTTCCACCTTCACTAACACCACCTAAATATCCAGATGGAATTCCAAGAGTTTTAAGAATAGTATCTTTAAAATACTTGACATCATCTATTTCACCAAGATTTTGTCCAGGTGGGAGTGTTTCAATTCTTGTTCCCTGACTATTTTCTCTAACAGCGATGAAAAAATCTTCATCAACACTATTATGTACTATTACACCACTTTCAGTAGCAAAGTTATGATAGGTATCAATAGTAATATCACCAGTATCTTCAGTGTAATTCAACCATTCTACTTTTGCTACTTTATGATTTTGATAAACAGAACGATTATTTTTAGTAGGAACTTGTGCAACTTCATTAAGCCATGCCTCAGTAGTGTTCAAATTATATTCTTCAAAAATAGCACGAGACATAAAGTTTCTATTGATCTTATTTTTTTGTCTATCTTGGCAAAATTCATTCCACATAGAAACTATATCATTATCTTGCAATGCCTTATTTATGACATTATCAAATGAAACATAGTTTTGAGAATTTAATTTTGTTGATTGAGCAATATCTATCAATTTATTCCAAAAATTTTGTGGTATTTTATTAGAGATAGTCATACCATCAATATATTTTTGTCTTGTTTCAGGGTTAGTAAATTGTGATATTAGAGATTCTGATCTAATTTTATTATGTTCTTTATGTAATTCAGATGTATTATACCAAGACATTGCTTTAACTGAATTCCTTTTTTTGTTTGCTTCTGAAACATCTTTCTTATGTTGTTCTGAGTAATTATATTCTAAGAGTCTTTTAGCACCATTTAATTGTGCATGTTTTTCAATATGATCAACATTACCAATCCACTCCAAATTATCAGGAGAAGCATTCATCTTATTAAAATCTTTATGGTGGATAGTTAAATTATTGTTTTTCTTAAAAGAAGTTTTGTTTCTAACAAATTCTCTTTGTTCTTGTAATATAGAATTACCAACCATCCTATGAACAAACTTATATGATTCAGATTTTGGATCATATACCATTGGATAATTTTCAATTTTCATACCATCTTCTTTAGAAGAAAGTTTTGTATACCATGGCATTAATGCTTGCTCTTCAACAATATTTTGAGCTTCAACATAAGATCCATCTCTTAGCATAAACCTATGATCTGGTGTTGTTCTTAATTCTTTTCCATTGTCTAAAGTAATTTTAATCAATGAAGCATTTTTTCTTGTTTCACCAGCCCATATAATTTTGCCAGGAACTATCTGATTTTTATTATTTGTATCTATAGAGTAAACCCAATTTTCTATGCCATCATTATATTCTTTTATTAATTCATTTAATGATAGAGTTCTGCCATCTAAAAGAGGTATTTGTGTATCAAGAGTTATACAAAGAGGATTTGCCTTCTCATCCATCTCACCTGTATTTGGATTAACAAAACTTTTTTTCTTAAATTTTCTTTTTAATTGTTCTATATAGTGATTAGCATCTTTAGTTGATAAAGTTCCAACATCTATATAAAAAACTCTTCTTTCAGGAGCACGAGAAATACGATAAACTAACATAGCATCTTCCATTAAAGAAAGACGCTTAAATGTTTTTCTTCCAGCTTCTAAAACTGATTTACCATAAGGTTCAAATTGTTCATCATCTATTGAGAAATGAACAATTTGCCATGGTTCATATCTTACACTTTCTTTTTCTTCTTCTTTACTATAATCATATTCAAATCTTTCTAGTTTATTATTCTTTTCTTTTCTTTTTAAATTTTCAGGTTTTTTTATTCTTTCTAGAGATAAAACATTTTTTGGTGCAGTTTGTGAGTCTAGAATTACTTCAACAAACTCATCACCAAATTTACACATATTTTTTACGAAACCCCATAAATTTGAATTTATATCTAATCTTTCAAAGAATAACTTTTCTAATACTTCACTTATTTTTTGATTATCAGATTGAATTTCTAATACGTTATGGTTTATATTATATTGAGTTGCATTATCACCATAAATGTTAATCCCATGATTTAACTCAGGGATTTTACACATTTCTCTATACTCTCTATATCTATTTGTTCTATCATCAGATGTTGCTGTTGCTTCATCTATCCATGTATAAGCTTGCCATGCATAAGCAGACTCACCTGTTCCTTTAGCATCTCTATCTTTCATGGCCTCAGTGTTATCCAAATCTCGTGAAACCATGTGATATTTATTTAAATATCTTTGAATTTTCTGTGAATTCTTTTCTTTTGACTCTAGTTCTTGATTTTTCTGATTTCCAAAACCTTCAAAAATGCCCATATTTACTCCGTTTATATATTATTCTTCTTCTTCAGGTTGAACGCCAATCATCTTGGTTATGACATCAAAAGTTTTTTTTACATTTTGAGTTGTCCAACTAATACCAGATACTTTATCACTCAAATCAGACTTTAATTTTTTAAAATCAACATCTATGTTAGATGTTCCTGCTATTCTACCTTTATAGGCTTGAAGAGTATTTCTATATTCTTTAGATGATAAAGATCCAAAATCTTCTAACTTATCATCTTTTTTATCTTTCTTTGATTTTTTATCATCTTTTTCTTTTGAAACTTCAAATAAAAGTTTTTCATTAAGTTCTTGAATATTCTTCATTTATTCATCTCCCTTAGGCTCAACTTCTTTCTTTAAGGATTTACTTAAAGTCATTGTCAAGTTAATACCACTTGTTTGTTTTAATGCTTTAGATATGTTATCAGAAAAACTTGTTTTTATATCTGCTTTGTCAAAGAAATCATCCCAATATTTAGAACAAAATTCTTGTGTTTTCTTACCAAACAAGATATTTAAAGGCATAGAAAATTCAAATCTATCTCCTTTATCTTCAAATCTAAATTGAAACATTTTTTCTTCAGGCATCTCATCATTCTTTTCATAATACATTTTCTTGATCAACATATTAAGCTTTTCAAGTTTTGTTTCCATTAGTCTTTTATCTGTTTTTTCTAATTCTTTATCTACTTTAGAATAATTTGTTTCTTTTTCTTTTTCTTCAAATAGGTTCATATTTTTAGCTAAATCTACCCATTTTTTCATATCGTTAATTTGACTCATCTTGTTCTCCTGTTTAGAGTTTTCTAATAATAATTATCTTAGATGATTTTAGTGTAAAAGTTCAATTATCTAGTATTTCACGTATTTTTTGTGTTAATGATTTAAGAGAATATGGTTTTGATATAAAATTAACTTCATCTTCAAATTCAATTATATGATCTTTTGTATATCCTGAAGTAAATAAAACTTTTAATGTTGGATTTACTTTCTTTATTTCTTTATATAATTCTATTCCACTCATTTTAGGCATAATTACGTCTGTAACTACTATATCTATTTCTGATCTACTACCATTTAAAACGCCTAATCCCTCTTGTCCATCACTTGCAATAATAACTTTATATCCAAGACCTGTTAAAAACTTTTTAGCAAGATCTTGTAAAGATGGTTCATCTTCAACAAACAATATCTTTTCATTACCTTTTAAAGATGATGGCTTTACTTTATTTTTTGTAATAACCTTTTTACTCTCAAAAGAAATAGGCCAAAATATTTTAAAAACCGTTCCATTGTTTTCTTCTGAATAAACATGAATGGCTGCATTATTTTGTTTTACAATACCATATACTGTTGATAATCCAAGACCAGTTCCCTTACCTTTTTCTTTTGTTGTAAAGAATGGATCAAATATTTTGTTTTTAATATCATTTGGTATTCCAGACCCATTATCACTAAATGATAAGACAACATATTGTCCTTCTTCAACTTCAAAATTTTGTTTACTATAATCTTTTGTTACATAATAATCAAATGTTTCTATTAATATTTTTTTATCACCATCTTTATCAATCAACGCATCCCTTGAATTAGCAATAAAATTCAATATTATTTGCTCTATTTGATTTTGATCAGCTTTTATAACATTTTTACATTCAAGTTTTGTATTTATTGTTATATTTTCACCAGCAATACTTTTCATCATAGATACCATATCACCTAATATAAAATTAATATCTAATATATCTGGATTTGTATTTTGTCTTTTTGATACTGTTAATAATTTTGATGTTAAATCAGATGCTCTTTTTGATGCCTTTTTTATTTCATTTATCTCGTCTAAATAATTAAATTCTCTTTCATTTGATTCAATATCATTCTCTATAATATTAATATAACCATTAATTGCTGTAAGAATGTTATTAAAATTATGAGCAATACCACCTGAAAACTGCCCAATAGAATCCATTTTTTGTGATTGAATAAGTTGATGTTCTAATTCTTGGTTCTTTTTTTCTATATTTATTTTATCTGTTATATCTCTAAAAACTATAACAAGACCATATATTTCATTATTATCATAAATTGGAGCAATACTATCTTCTATTACTTTATCTATTCCAAGACTTTCTATATGTAATATAGAATTATTAATATAATATGGTTTTTTGCTTTCTAATACATCAGAAGCTATTTCTTTTATAGATTTGCCACCAATATTTATTTGTTCAAGTTTTAATATTTGATCTAAATCCATACCATAATATCCAGTATCCCAATATAATATAATCTCTTTGGCAACTCTATTCATCATAGTAACTTTTAGATTCTTGTCTACTGTTATTACTCCATCACCTATAGATTCAAATGTTGTTGATAGGCGTTTTTGATTTTCTTTTAAAGCAATTTCTGATGATTTTAATATATCTTCTGATGTTTTCCTGTTTGTTATATCATCAAATATAGATACAAAATGGTTTGGCTTTGGAGAATAAGTTGATATATCAAACCATTTATCTATAGCATTAGAATATGATTCTATTTTTCTTGATCTTTTACTTTTTACAATATTACCATATAATTTTATCCAATTAATATCATCATCTACAATCTTTGGTGTTAATTGTCTCAAAGTTTTACCTATTGGATCTTTCATACCAGTAAGTTCTTTAAATTTATTATTTACTTGAATATATTCATAATCATATGGTTCATTGTTTTCATCATAAATCATTTTATGATATGCAAAACCACTATTCATATTTTCAATAATATCTTGACTTTCTTTTTCTTTTTCTTCAATTGAATTGAGGGCTGTTTTAAGTTCTGTTATATCATTCAATATAGAATATATATTTTTTATATCTCCATTTTTATCTAATTCAGGAGTTACAGTTTCTATAATCCATATATAATCACTATTGTTAATTGATTTAAATCCAATAACTTTACTTGTTGTTTTTTTATCAAAAAACACTTTGGATATTCCAATATCTTGCAGATGAATTTCTTTCTCATTTTCATCAACAAATATAAGTTTGTTTTCATCTATTACTTGTTTTAAGCTCTTTCCAATACTTTCTTCTCTTTTTATTTTAAACATTTTTTCTGCTGCAGTATTAACATTAGTTATTACTAAATCTTTTGTAAAATACAATGTAGATTGTGGTGTTAATTCAAAAAGATTTCTAAAAGATGTATCTTTTTCTATTAATTCTTTTGATTGTTTTAATACTCTTTGTTTTAAAATACGAGACCATAATAATAACATAAATGTTGTAATAAATGCTGAAATAATTAAATAATATATCCATTTTGGAACTATATTTTTTTCTAATGTTTTAAAATATTTATCATAAATTTGATAATAATAAGAGTTTTGATCTTTTTTCCATTCAACTATCTGCTCATCTATTATATTTAAAACAGGATATAATTCTTTATTCTCAATTGGAACACCATAAAAAGAATCATTTGGAGAAAATATAATGTTTGTTGCACTTAACTCATTGTCTCCTAAAGCATATAAATTATTATAAATGCCAACATTAACATCTTTCTTCAAAACTGCATTTGTTAAATCATTATAATTAGAGTAATAAACTGTTTTATATTTTAATTTAAAAGAGTTAGCAAGTTTAATAAATTCTATTCCATTTTGATCTTTTTCCATAAGACCAACAGTGAGTCCATCTATATCTAATATATTTTCTATTTTTGTTTCACCTGGAGATACAAATGCTTGTGTCCATGAAGTAAATATTGCAATATCATTAAATTTTATAAATTCTTGTCTTTCAATAGTTTTAATTAATCCAGGGAGTATATCTATTCTTGATTCTTCTATCATTTGAAATAAAATTGGAAAAGGTTGATAAATCCAATGAATAGTCCAACCATTTAATCTTGCTGTTTCTATTATCAAATCTGTAAAAATACCAGAAGGTTCTCCATTCTTGTCCATAAATGATATAGGTGGAACATCCTTAAGCAACCCAATAGTTAAATTACCATCAAATTCTTTTGTTTGAGGATATATACTAAAAATAGAAAATATAAAGACTATTAAAAATAAATACTTATGCATAATACTTATCTTGTAAAAAAAAAGCACTTCTTTATAGAAGTGCTTGTATAAAGTATAAAAGAATTAAATTTTGAACACATTATCTAATGTAATATCTTCTTTTCTAAACTTTGATTTGCTTTTTCCCTTACCTTTGCTTTTGCTTTTGCTTTTGCATCCACCTTCTTTTTTTTGTGACTTTGTAACAGCAAAAGCTTCATAATTTTCTTTTATTGCATTATTTACTACTCTTCCATCTTTATAAAAGACTTTTTTAAATAATTTACCACTATTATCAAATTCTTTATACTCACCATCTAACTGACCATTTACAAGTGTATATTCTGCTTTTACTTCTCCATTGGGCCAAAAATCTTTTTTTAAACCATTCTTAGAATCTGGTCCATCTACAGCTTCTTCAATTTTATTGAAATCTTTTTCTTGAAATGTCTTAAGATATCTATCTATAGTTTGTTTCCACTCTACTAATTCTTTCTCATTTTGAAATTTGATACCATAAGCAACGCCAAGATTTTTAGCAGAAACATAATCAATCTCTCTATTTTCTGCATATCTGTGTATTTGTGCTTTTAAACCTTGATCCATATCATCCCTCCATAAGGATAGCATTAATTATATAATTATCTTTATTAAAAAATCAATTAAATGAAGTTTTAACAATAAAAAAGCCCTAAGGGCTTTTCAGCTTACTTAGGGCTCTGGTAATGATGGTAATGCTAGCCACATAAGTGGCTCTATTCTTTTGATATTAAAATTTTTCTTGGCTTACTCTTTTCTGATTTTGGAAGTTTGATAATCAAAACACCCTTATCAACTGTTGCAGTTATTTGTTCAGCATCAACATCAACTACTTTTGCTGACCACTTATATACACCAGTTCTCAAACAATTTTTGTTCTCTTCTTTATACTCAGCCTTAATCATCAAGATCCCATTCTCAATGCTAACATCAACACTCTCATCACCAATACCTGGTATTTCTGCTCTAACAATATAACCATTCTCATCATCATCCCAATCTACATTAAGTCTCTTAGATTCAACAGCCCCTCCAGTTGGTTGGGCGTATGCCAAGGCATCAAAAATACTTGCAAGTGGGCTGTTAAATACTGATAAATCTCCGTTCATAAAAATCCTCCATTAAAATAATTTCTTTAATTTTTTCTACTAATTCTTTTCTTTCATTGTCACTTAATTTTTCTGTCATTAACTTTGCTATCTGTTCTTTTAATCCAATTTTTTCACCCTCCTGAATCATTTTTCTATACCTATATACTAGTAATTTCTATGCCAACTTTCATGTTTTTAAAAAAATAATTCATTATTTATTTTCATACCAGGTATGAACTTGTAGTTTTATATTTTAATTGATAAAAATCAAAAAATTTAATTGTATCATTTTAAGACACTGTATCAAATAGTCTATAATAGATAGTCAATATGACACATATTACATATAATGTGTATATAAAAAGGACACCTGTTAAGGTGTCCCCAAAGTGATTTGCATCACCTCCCTTTTTTTGTTGATACTAATATATATGCTTAATTTTTAATCGGATTTGGTGTTTTTGAAGATGGATCAAACTTTTCTAACTCTTGGAGAATATTTTTAATATTATCATCATACTTGGGAATATTTATATTTAAACGAACAAACATATTTCCACCATTCACTCCAGCATTTTTAAGTCTTAATATCTTGCCATGATTAGAACCAGATGGTATTGAAATTGCTACCTTACCTGACAAAGAAGGTATTTCTACCTTATCTCCCATCACTGCTTGAGAATAAGATATTGGAATATCAATATAAATATCATTCCCATCTCTCTTAAAATATTCATGTTGTGATACTCTTAATACTACAATAACATTTCCAGGTGCATCAAGATCTTGATTTCCTTCACCACGAATTAAATACTTGTCTCCATCTTTACTTCCTGCAATTAATTTGAAATGGATTTTTTTCTTTTTTACTTCAAACTTTTTACCATTACAAGATTTACAAACATTAACAACTATTTTTCCACTTCCTTTACATTGAGGACATGGTCTATTAATTGTAAAGAATCCTCCACTCTGGCCTATGCTTCCAGTTCCATGACATGTTTGACAAGAAGATGTCTTACCATCATCAGAACCAGTTCCTTGACAAGAAGAACACTTTTCTTTTCTATTTATTTCAATATCAAACTCTTTGCCTTTAATTGAATCATCAAATTGAACAGCCATGCTTATAGTTATATCATCGCTTTTAAACTTTTTTTGCTGTTGAGCTTGTTGTCTAAACATCTCAAAAGGATCAAAACCTCCACCAAACATATCACCAAATGGATTTGCTCCAAAATCAGGGCGTGGATCAGTGGTTCCATATGTATCATAATTTTGTTTTTTTACTGGATCAGATAAAACCTCATAAGCTTGTTGTATTTCTTTAAACTTTTCTTCAGCTTTAGCATCACCTTGATTTTTATCAGGGTGGTATTGAATTGCTAATTTACGAAAAGCTTTCTTTATTTCATCTGGTGAGGCGTTTTCATTTATCTCTAATACTTCATACAGTTTTTTCATTTAATCCTTTTTATTTAAACAATCATCACACAGACAAATAGCCCATCTATCAGTTCTCATAATACCAGGTTTTCCACAATGTTCACATGTCTCTTCAGACCTATCAGAATATTCTTCTATCAAATTATATATTTTATCTGATGCTTGATTAACATAATATCTCAATCCACCAAACTTTGATTTAACTTGAACAACACGAAACCTAAAATCACTATCTAATAATGATTTTGCTTGTTTATCTATTGGCTCTAACTCTAATTCTTGTTCTATTTTTTCAGATAATTCCCATAATAAACTAAACCAACCATCTTCACATTCAAAACCAAAAGCCATAAGTGATTCTTGAATTGATCCTGGTTCATAAAAACTAAATCTTTTTATTAACTTATCTTCAAGTGTAGCGTTCATATTTTTCACAAATCCTTTCTAATGTTGGTGGTTGCAAAACAAAATCAGCAAAACAATATTTACTTATATTAACCTTTTCTGTTTCTGATAACTCATTAGACATATACATACTTGCACTACCAGATAAAGAGTATTTACAATTATCACAAGTATGTTCCAATAATAACTCTTTAGCTATATTCAATTATATATACTCTTTAAGAGATTAATAGTTTTATCAAAATTACCAAGGTGTGATTTCATATTATGTTTTTCAAAAAATTCTTTTAATTTTTCTTCATCAATTGTTTTTTCTTTATATAGAAAATCCATATCAAGATCTATATTTTCCAAATTTGGATTATTTTCTATATTAACAATATCAAAAAACATTTTAAATTGTTTTATTTTCTCGTCATCTTTTAAGAGTTTGCTAATATGTTTTAACTTTGATACTTCATTTAAACTAAAAACTTCTTTTGAATATTTCTCAGCTGTGACTTTACCTATACCTTTAACCCCAGGAATATGATCTGTTGAATCACCAGAGAGAGCTTTAAAAACTGCAATATTATAATCTTGAGGAGCTGACATAGGAATATTCTTTTTAGGATCAAACTGAACAACATTTGGAAAACGTTGAACAACTTGTAATAAATCCGAATCATTAGACAAGATTGTTATATCACTACCAAATTTATATGCTTCACTTGCAGCCTTGAATATAATATCATCAGCTTCAAAACCTTGTTTCATATATTGATAAATTGGAAGAGATGGTAATATTTCTCTAAGATTATCCATTGCTTTGAATAAAATTAAAGAATCACTATTCTGAGTTCTATTTGATTTATAATCCTCAAAAACATCTTTTCTCCATTCAGTAGATTTCTTGGCATCCCACGTAATAATATAATGACCATTAAATTGTTTTATAAAAGAAATGAGTTTATTAAAAAATAAATGATATGTCATGCCTTCCAGGAAAGAATCTCTATCATCTGTTTGTTGTTTTTTAACAACATTTTGTGCAGAATGAAAACAAATATGAGCTATATTATTACCATCAACTAAAACAACCTTATTCATATATTCCCCTTTAAATCTTTGAACTATCACTTTCTTGTCATGTTGCTTGCATAAATCTATAGTATGTTTCGTTCCATGTGATACTCCATCCCAAAATGCAAAAACAAGATCAGAGTTGCGAACTATTTTTATATTTCTAAGAAAACCAGCCTGCTTGCCATATTTATTCCATTCAGGATAATATATGCTTTTATTGAGTTTATTAATAGTGGCAAATCTTTCACCTAATCTATCAGCACCACTTGCACCACCAGAAACTATCTCATCAATATCTTCTATATCAATGTTTTTTCTGATGATCTTGTCTAATAAATCATAATCATTAAAGTTTCTACTACCAACAATTCCAACTTTCATTTTAGTCTTTCTTTTAAATCATCTTTATATTCTTTCCATGATTTTTTTAAATTATAAAATTTTCCTGGGATATTAAAAACACAATCTAAAAAAACAATTAATAATAATAGTATAAAAAATATAACAAAAAATATAACAAAAAATGGTAAAAAAACCACAAATGTCATTATCAATCCTATTAAAGAAATTAAAATAAAAGCAATGGGCGAAGAAAAACTTGCCTCAAACATAGCAAAAAGTGTAAGATTTTCAAGTGATTTTATAACAGTTAATTCATTTACTATTGGGATATTTGGATATACATTTGTTAATATATAAAATGATGGAAATGATAATGCCCAAAAAATAACAATTGCAACCAAAATTTTAATTATATTCTTAAAAATTTTTGATTTTAAGAAATCACCAATCACTAATTTAATTAATTTTATCATACTTCTTTTCCCTTAAATTTGAATGTTTTTCTATGTATTGGACAATATCCATATTTCTTTATAGCATTAATATGTTCAACTGTTCCATATCCTTTATTCCATTCAAATCTATAAACTTGATATGTTTTTGAATACTCTTCCATTAATTTATCTCTATAAACTTTAGCTATAATAGAAGCAGCTGATACTTCTTTAATAAGATCATCAGCCTTAACTATTACTTTAAAATCAGGTTCATTTATAGGATCCCAATTTCCATCAAAAATAGTTTTACTTGCTTGTGTATGTAAAGCATCATATATTTTTTTTACACTTGAACTTATTGCCCAACTTATACCTTTTAGATCAATTTCTTCAGAAGAAACTTCTTCTATTTGATATATAGTATTCTCTAATAAAATGCTACATAAATATTCTCTTTGTTTACCTGTAATTTTTTTACTATCATGAAGTTGTTTTATTATATTCTCACCAAGAGATGGTTTAAATATACATCCAACTACAACAACAGGACCTGCAAGTGGTCCTCTACCCAGATTCATCAATGCCAAGTGTTTTATTAATATGATTTGTTTTTCTTGTGTTGTTCTTAATTGTCTTTTTCTTGTCTTCCACTTAATTCTCCTAATACATTATAATAATCTTTAATATCTAATAAAAATATAAATTCTTTTTTTATAGATTTTGCATATAATTCAGCTGCTTTTTGTTTTGCTAAAACCTCTCATATTTTTCCTCCCATTCTATATGGTTGTCATGTTTAATAGGTCTAAATAAACCTTTTATAACAGCTCTACAATCACCTGGTCTCAGTTTAATTTCTTGTCCTGGTTTAATAAAAAACATATCATTTATATCATTATTTTGTATAATCTTGTATCCATCTTTTATTTTATTAACCACATAATTACTAAACTCTTGGATACTTTCTTTTTCATAATCTTCAGCATTTTTAACAAATTTTTCTATTTCTTGTCTTATATTTTTTTCAACTTGTTCATTAACAAAAAACTCTATCTTGTTTTCTATGTCTTTGTAATTATTCCTCACCCATTCTTCAAGATCAAAAGTATTAATATCAATTCTATTTTCTTGTGTTGAAAATATAATTTTGTCATCTTTTTTATAAACTAATGGAGAATCTAAATATCCACTTTTTTTATTTATAGCAATAGGAGTTGAACCGTTTATTCTAACATGTAAATTACCATCAGGATCAACTTGTTTTAATTGATTTATTAACTCATTTGTTGTCATAATTTACCTTTATATTTATCATACTTGAGTTTATTAAACCCATCTTGGATATCCCACTCAACATTGAATTTGTTTATTTTTTTATAAGGTAGTGTAATAAGAAACTCCTTTTATAACCCTGTCCTTTTGGCTTTACATTAGGTCTTGGATTTTTTGGCTCAGGGTTAGTGCCATCTAATTTCATATCATGTTCTTGTAACGGTTTAACTGGAGGCATTATAGTAATGGGAGGCCTCCAGTTATTGGATCTAAAACATCTGATTTAGCAGGTCCTATAGCAATACAAGTTACAGTTTTCCTGCCAGCAAATTCAGTAAAACCATTATCAATCATAATTGCATAAGGGATATTTATTGCCTTTGCTTTTTCAGCTAAATCATAAATATCCTGTTCACTATTTACCCCTACAACAATTTTTGTAAAATCATTCTCCTTCCATTCAATCATTTCAGGAGTTAAGTCTCTTGTTTTGTAATTGCCATCTTCAGTCTTATCCATTCTATCAAACCAAACTTTCATGAGTGTGCCGACTGAGCAGCAATTTTTCCTTTGCGCATATTAAGATCTTTTCTTACTGCAATTACCATTTTAATATTTTCCATTATTTAATAACCCAACCTTTCTTTTCTTTATCATATACATACCCAAGCTGATCAGCAAGTTGTTGATATTGTTGTAATTCTCTATTCATATTATTCAAGATTCTCCATAGAACTCCAATAGCATGACCACGAATATCAAACCTGCCTGCATCTGTATTTAGAAAATCTTCTATGGTATTATCATGTAAATCTTTAATTTCCATTTTTATTCTCCTGGAAAAACTGTGATGAATTAAATTCTTTCAATATAATTTGTAGAATAATTACTGACACTCCACCACAAATATACAAAAACCTCTCCAAGAATGTAAAACTAATATATGATAATATCAATGATATAATCAAAAGATACATCCATTTATTTATAGTCGGTAAGTGTTTCTGAAACCAATTTTTTATTTTAATCATGTTTTCTCCTTTAATAAAGAAGCTAATTGTTCTTTTATTTTAAAAAATAAAAACCTACGAGCATTATTATGAAATTTGTTATAAAAAGTTCCCATAATCATATATAAACAAAATATCATAAAGAAAAATACAGAAAACCTACAGGATGAAGGTATATTTAACATATACATTCTTATTGTAATAAAATCTATTAGAATAAAAATAATTGCTAATGCATGTTTAGCCTTCCAAGAAGCAAGAGCTATATAAGCTTCTATATGCGATTCTTGGCAATAAAGATTTAAAATAGGAGTAAATCTTTTTGCCTTTAAAAGAATAAATACTTCAGACAAAATAACAAATACCCCAAGAAATAATGCTAAAAGCGGATGAATTACAAATTCATTGTTTTTTATAGCACTATAAATTAATACCTCAATCATAACAAAAGACCAAATCCACCTGGATCTGATCCCATCTATAAAAACATATAAATTAGCTGAAAAACTTTCTATCACGATATCCTCATTGTTATATATATGCTTTTATATAATATTTACTTGTTTATTTAAACTTTTTCCAAGTTCATATGCTTTTTGAATCAATGGTAAAGAAAAATCAAATATATCATTATAAGTTGAATAATCAATTTCGCCACAGCTATTTAAACCATGTAAATAATCAGCCATTTCAGCTTTAATCTTTTCTATTTCAGAAGCTTTATCAGAAATACCCCAATTACTCATTTTGGTTTCCAATTCTTTCCTTCACAATACATTCCAGCTGCTAGTGCAGTGCATTCATATGGAAAATCTTCACAGGTTTCACACCTTTTTGAAAGAATTAAATCTTTTTCTTCTTCTTTTTCATGATATAATTCAGCATATGCTTGAATTGCTTTTGCAAACTTGTATGCTGAATCAGCTGGTAGTGCATGACCATTATAAAATGCTAATGCTATTGCACTCGCATCTTCTGATGGGCTGATTGAATCTAATGATGTAAGAGCTTGCCTGATTATATCAGCTTCTTTTTCTTTACTTCTTGTCCATCCTTGATTAAGGACTGTATTCAATCCAATCTCTAATGCTTCTCTTATATTTTCAATCATTATGTTTTTCCTCTAAAGGTTTTTTATTTTTCTCTGCTTCAAAATACTCAATAAGTCTATCTGTAAAATCCCAATTTGCCATAGTTAAATCTAATTTTTTAATAAACTCAAAAACATCATCATAACCAAATTGATCTGTAATAGATTCAACGAGATCATCTAATTCAATGTTTGAAGTTATTTTCATAATTATCTCCTTTTTACAAATAGTGTTTAACCATTTTAAAATCTACTGGAGTGTCTTCTTCAATATCAAGATAATAAAATCTATCCTCAGGTAATTCTGCCATTTTTATTAAAGTAAATTCTTCCAAGTTATCACCTGAAAAAATTCCATGAAATGTGGTTTCAGTAACAAAAAATGTATATTCATCAGTGCATGAGCGTTCTGATAATAGAGCACGCATTTTTCACCTCATTTAGAAACTATCATTTTATTATTTTCAAAATAAATATTCTTACACCCAAAACCAGATGCTTGTTTATGACCACCACCTGAATATTTCTTGGCAATAACTGATAAATCAATATCTTTGGTTGTATATAATGAAACACCATATTCATCAAACGTTCCATTATATGTCCAAGCAATCATACAATCATGAATATCAGGATTGTATTTACTTTCAAAAAACTGACTATTTTTAACAAATGTATTTGCAACAAGTGCTTTTAGTCCTTCAAACTCTACTTCATGACAAAGATATTTGCAAGCACTTTTATTCATATTTTTAGAATATTTTAACAAAGTCTTACCTTTAAAAATAACATCATAAATCCATTCATTACTATAGTTATAGTAATTTTCTTTTATTTTCTCATCAATCCATTCTTCTGTCTCACTATCATCTATAGCCTTTGCAATTTTTTCTGAAAGAAAATAAAAATTGTCATCATAACAAGGATCAGTATTTAAAAGTTTCATACCATATTGAAATGGAACTATTTTATCATTCCATTTTTCAATATCACTATTATCCCATACATCATATCTACCAAGGAGAGAAACAAAATAAGGAACTACAGTGAGAGGAAAAAAATACTTCCAGGTTAATTCACACCCTGCCTCTCCAATTTTAAATGATCCTTTTTTTGAATATGGCATTAGGCTCTCAGTAGTTATATGATGATCAATAATAGTTGTATTATACTTTTTCATAACTCTTATCATTTCTTCTTGAGGTTGAATTGAACAATCAAGAAATAAAAGCTCATCATCTTCTAAAAAAGTCTCTTCAGGAAAAGGCTGCCCATAATTATATGGATACATTTTATATTCTTTACCTTCATAATACTCATAAAAATATCTAGCTATTGCTCCTGACATATGTCCATCTAAATCTGATGAGTGATAAAAAATTCTTGTCATATTCTTCCTACTTTACTATCACAATTGGATAATTTGTTTCTATAGTATATTCGCCCTCAACAGTATATTCAAGTTGAACCCCTAATTCATGATCTACCAAGTTTTCTTCTTCTAATATACCATAAGAACCTTTATAATAACTATGCAAATAAGCAAAAAATTCTTCTACTTTAATATCATCATGATCATATACCTTATTACCAAGGTGAAAAGTATCTATATTAGACATTCCTGTGTGTAATGTGCTATTGATAACAAAAACACGCCTATCAGTAAAATTTTCATATCTACCTATAATTGCAGGAATAACTAAGCGAGTTGATTCAGAAATTATAAAATATCCACCGAAAGCCAATTTATGTTCTTGAATAATTTTATTAAGACCATTTAATAAAACTTTATTATAATCTTTCCATTCTAATGGTTTCCAATTAGGTAAATCTTTAAATAATTTATAATCATATTTTTTTAAATCTAATGGTTTATCTCCTGTAACAAAACGTTCATGAAATCTATCCTCAGCATGTTGATCAATATAAATTTGTAATTTAATTTTACCTAAATCTAATTCTTTTTTAAACTTTTTATATTTTAAATTTAATAACTCATCTGTATATGTTTTCTCTAATTTTTCTTCATTGAGCGAGTTCGCCATAAATTCTTCCAGAGACATTTCAAACTTTTCTTTATTCAAAGGATCAAGAAAATCAATTGTTTTTATTTTTAACCTCCATGATTATTTTTAATTCAATAATTAAAACTGCTATAATCCAGCACAAAGAAGTAATTCCAAACATTATATATTTCCAAATATCTTGCTGAGTTAAACTATTAATAAAAAAATTTAACAAAGGAACTGATAATAGCTTTATATATAGAATATATACATTTAATAAATAATCACCAAACTTCATACATCTCTCCCATTCTCATAAATATGTTTTACAATTGGAAAACGAAGACTAAAACTTCCATCTTGGTTTTGTGTTTCTTCAAAATACTTTACGGTTATAGTTTTACCAACAATCTTTTCAGGGTGAGAAAAATATAATCTTCTCTGTTCAAGATTGAATCCACTCCCCACTCCAACAATATTTCCCTTATGAAGAATATTTACTCTGCTAAGTGTTTGTTCCTCCACTTCCAATCCAGTCTCTTTACTTATGATACGAAATGGACCTGTTTCAATACCTTGAACAACATATTCAGCATCCTGCATTTTTTTAACTTTAAGAAGATCATTACTCCTCTTTCCCTTATAAGGTGCATCTTTCCGTATAATTAAACCTTCCCAACCCTTCTCTTCAGCCTCATTGCTCATTTTATTAAGATGATCAACATTTTCAATAGGTATCTGTTCTACAATATCCAACGTCTTAAGACCAAGTTCTCTAATCTTTTCTTTAACTTTTAATAGTTTTTCTACCCTTGCAGAAAACAATTCTTTAGATACCTGTTTGGCAAAATCTTCTTTATCAAGAATATCAAAAATCTTATATCTTGGCTTATTTATAACATGATCTTTTCTTCTGATCTCTTTCATTATACCATCAAAATGTTCATCACCATTGTCATCTACAACACAAACTTCACCATCAAAAACAACTTTATCACTCATTCCAAGTTTTACAAGATCTTGTTTGATCTTATCAAGAGTAATAAATTCTTTTCCTTCTCTTGAAAAAAGAGCACTGCCTACTGATAAACACCTCACACCATCAAGCTTGTGTGAGGAGAACCATTTGTCTTTTTTAAAATCTATTTTATCAGCCTGATCTTCATATTTATTTGCCAGGGCAACTTCAAATGTTGGAATCAAATCACTAAACACAGAGTTGATAAGTTTGACATCAGTCCGTGTTTTAAGATTTTTATCAATAATAGTATAAATTAAATCCTTATATTCAAGATTATCTTTGACAAAAGCATTAATAGCTTCAATTGCGGCATGACCGGTTATTTCCCTTGTGCTTAAAGCAAGAAGGAGAGAAATAATATCAGGGTGACAAGCCTTGGCTACAAGTGATTTATTTTTTTCTACATTTGCAGAAGTAACATAAAACTGAATATATGGATCATATGCAAACTTTAACAACTCTTTACACTGAGGATATTTACCTAAAATGTCTTTTTTTTCATTTGTGGAGTTCGTGGTATTAAGTTCTGTAACCATAAGTTGAAGTTCTTTGAGCATTATTTTCTCCATAATTTATTATACACTATATATAACATCTCTAAACTATTTATGTTCTTTTCTTGTCTAATAAGATATGTTTAGCTTGTTTATCAGCATATTCATTTTCATCATTCTAATTTCCATTTTTAACTCCTAATTTTGTAAGATTTTTCTACACTCTGTTTAATATCTAGTAGTTCTTTATCTTGAAGATCGATGAATAATTTATACATATGTTCTCTACCTTCTTTTGTTTGCCATTTATTCTCTGCATCTGCCCATAAATCTAAAATTGATTTTTTTTCTTCTATTGTCATTTTTTTTATCCTTTAAGTTGTATTATTTTAACTATCCTAAGATAGAATATTAACATCAAATACCAGTTTTCAAATGTTGGTGATATTTTAAATAAAAATGTTGATTTCACATATCTTCTTACAATATTTTCAATATAATATCCTTCATTGCGATGTAAAATATCATATATCTGAAGATCTTTTACATCTTTCATTATTATAGATATCAATTCATCCATTTTAACTCCTTGTACAATTTCTATATATTCTAATCCTCTATCAGATTCATAAAATTCTATTGCAAAATAACCTTCTTGTTTTTCACTTAATATTTGTTCAAATCTCATGCTTTTATGCTCTCACTTAAAAAACATAAAAATAAATTTATCTACTTCATCAATTTGATCCTGGTATAGAAGACGAAATTTAGCTTCTTTAATCATCTTGGAGTTTTTCTTAGACCAATAGACATTAAAAAGTGATTTCTATGATAATATGATAGCATTTTATATAATCTTTTCATCATTGTTGAATCTTTTTTATATATATTTAATTCTATTAATTCATTCATATTCCATAACATATCTGATATATTAATACCTGATTCTGCAAGAAATAATTCCCTTGCAGCTGCTAACTCAGGTTCATTTGGAGTCTGGAAAATATAATGAATATTAGGTTCATAGTCTTTAACATAAGCGGCTAAATTAATCATTTTCTTTTCAAAAAGAGTAATGTTAAACTTCTCTTCTAATTCTTTATAAAGGAGATTATCTTTTGGTGATTGAGTATAGTTACTCTGGCAATGAATGGCAAGTTTTGCATAACCATATTTGAATAAAAGATCATTTGCTAAAGAATTTAATTTCCCATCTAAAAACAACCACATATTTTCTCCTTATTAATACCAAACATTTTCAACTAAATCACTAACATCTTGATAACCAGAATTTATCCATTCAACAAATTTTTTAGAAGAATTTTTAAATCTAGTTTTTGAATTATTTGGTGTTTTTAACCAATAATCAATTAAAATATTATTTAATGAATTTACAGACATTCCTAAATTTAATTCTCTTAATATTTTTGCATTTGATTTTTGTTCTGATTGTTTCTTTATTGGTAAAACTATTATTTTTTTGCCCATAAATAAAGCTTCAGAAGTTAATTGGAAACCAGCATTTGAAATTACACCTTCAGAAGATTTTAAATCTTTTATAAAATTTTTTCTTGATGGTTGTTTTGCAATTATATTCTTGTGAGTTTTAATTCTTTTATCATATACTATAAATGTATAATCCAAGTATTTATATAAATAATGAAATTCAGAAATATCCATCCAAGGTAAATAAACTAATATTTGATTTTTAATTGTATGACCTTTTAATTTTTTTATATCATTACTTATAATTGGTGGTATAATATTTTTATTAAAATTCCACCAATGAATACCTATTTCTATATTTGCAGGAGCGAAATTATTTATTATTGTTTCTGAAAAGATATCTAACTTGTCATGAAAATTGGGTTTAAAACAATATTGATGAGCAAGACCAATAGATTTAATTCCCCTTTCTTTTGCTATTCTTGCAGTAATAGGTTCAAAATCTGTAATAATTAAATCATGATCTTTTTTATAACTAATAATATCATTATAAAAATTTGAAAAATTTAATTGCTTTATTGTTTCTATATAATCTATTTCACCATTTTTCGTTTTAAATGTTAAACCATCTAAAATTGTATATGGTTTAAAATCTTCTATATCAAAAAAATCTTCTTGTTTTCTACCTGAAAATAAAACTTCAACAGTATTTTCTTTTCTCAAGAGTCTAATAATCTCTCTTGAACGGCCTATATGACCATTCCCTGTTCCTTGAACACCATAAAGAATATTCATTTCAATTATCCATAACAAAAACTACAGGAACAACAGTTGAATAAATTTTATTTTCAACTATATACCATTCATCTTTAGAATGATATCTAATAGCTTTTAACCATTCCTTTTTATTCCTTTTAAAATCCTCAGCATGTGTTCTTATATAACCTATATCAATCACATTATATGTTTTACTAACTTTTATCCCATCTATCTCCACTGGATGGAGAAATTGAACAATATTATTACCAATTATAAATAAATAACCAGCCGGCGTAATTAAATATTTATAATTTAAATAATCATAAGATTCTAAACTTCCTGGCTGAAGTGGATCGAGATGAAATATATTATCCATTGATTTGAAATGTAATTCTTCAGCAAAAACAAAAGTTGAAATAAGTAGCATAACCAAAAATATCTTTTTCATTTATCTCCTAATTATTACTATATATGCTATTTTTTTACAAGATAATTCTTTGGAGGCATTATGAGATTTGATACAGTCTTAGAAAACTTGTTACAAGAAAATAATAGCGTTGAACAACTTGTTAGGCGCTATAAAAATACAAATGGAAATATTGGTCCAATTCCAGCTGGAATTATAACTGATTCAAATGGAAAACCAGCCACTGTTGATGTTGTTGACAAATATGCAAGAGATTGGGATCTTAAAGATCCAAAAATGATTCAAAGTATCAAATCTCTAATTCAACAAAGAAACACTACTAAAGCTCCTGTTGCTAAACCCATTGGCAATTCTCAATTCACTGATGATGCTTTTAGAAGATTCAAAGCATCAGGAGTGAAATAATCTTATCAAGGAGAGCATTAAACTTATATGATATAATGCTTGATGTTCTCCTTATAAAAAAATAAAATGAATATAAATCTTCATTGCCAGTTTTTTTAACCATTTCTTGCCCATACCAAACAGCATCTGATATCATATCTGCATAAGCATATTCTTCAACACCATCTCTAAGATAGAGCCAAAATTCAAAATTTAACTTATTTTTTTCACTGTCTGATAAATCATCTTTATAATACTTATTAAGCCATTTTTCAGCTCTATCTTCTTTTGCTTTTTCTAGCTTAATCATACAATTTGCAAAATAAACACGTAAATCTTTCATACTTATATTATAATACTATATAATAGCACCTAAACTATTATCCTCCTTAGTAGTACTTATTTTTATAAGACTATATTTATACGTTCACCTGGTGAACAGTAGAGTTCACCAAGAAAACAGCCTGTTCATATTATGAACAGCTTTTTAATAAACTTTTAGCAAACATTGATATAGATTCATCATTTATAGGTATAAAGTCTGCTTTTTTATACACATCAATATAAGCAGTATTATGTGATAAGCAATCCCACCATTCAACATATTCTTTAGGATGATCATAAAAGTATAGATAATCTTCTAATAAAAGAACTGATGGAGCAAGCATTCCTGCACCCCAAAATCCATTAAAGTCATCTTCATTTCCTTGAGGTCCAATACCTTCAAGTTTATATGAAACACGCCCATCATGGTGCCTATAACCATGTTCTACCTTACCATGATACCATTTACAATCTAAAAAAACAACGACCTCATCACCAATATTAAAATAGTCATGAGGTCTTAAAACAGGTAATATAGGAATCATACTTCTATTGACTGAACTTCTATACTTTCAATCATATTGATGGGGAAGTCTTTTCTAAGCAAGCTTCCATCTTCATCTCTTCTCATTATTGAAAACACGGTTCCACTATTCAAATAACTCTCTGAAAATACATCAGTAAATTCATATAACCTGCCTGATGCAGTAAAAACCTTTACATCCATCTTTTACTCCTTTTCCCATGTTTCCCAATAAAATCTAATTTCGTTTAACTTACCATGAGGTTTATCCTTCATAGTCTGTTCAACGATAGAATCAAATTCTGAATCAAGTTCTCGTTCACGCTGAAAAATGACTGCACCCTGTTCATCATGTGTGATAATAACCTTCATATTCCCTCCTATTAAACTCTTTTCAAAATAAGTTTCAAATGGGTATTATCTTTAATATCAATACCAAAATCACGCCGGACAACACTTCTAAGATAAGGAAGAACGAATGCCTCATGAAATTCAATTGCATAATTATCAGGGATAGTAGTAAGTAACTCTTCTCTACTAAGAGGAAAATAATTTTCTCTTACTTCCCTTTCCCAGTTATCTGTATAACGATATTTCAACAGGAAATGGATAAGATTCTTATTCTGTTCAATACTCCCCCAAACCTGTTCAAAATCTCTCAAGTTACCAGGATTGCTCTTTTTCATTACTTTTGTAATATCATTGATATCACTTCTTTTATCAATAGAGATAGAAGTAATCATATCACGAATAACAACATAATCAAAATTACCGTGGAATACACGGTTCCACATATCATCAACATCTCTCCTCGTTCCATAGGCATATACTTCATGGATGACAGAAGAGAGGAGAATAGCGGCTGAGGCAGTAATATTTGAGGATACTTTGTTCCAATCAGATGTAAAGATAAAATGGCTCTCATCATCACCACATTTTTCTTTGGCAATTTTGAGCATTTCATTATCAATATCATATCCGATATAGAGATATTCAGGGAAGAGTGTTGATAGGAAGTGGATAAGGGTTCCATCAGCACAACCGTAATCTACGATTATGCGAGCATCCATCTTATCCATAAAGAAGATTTTGTCAAGGAGGGATTTTTTCATCCCTTCATTATATTTTGAATAGTCTGTTATAGTGTTTTCAGTAATCATAATAACCTCTTATAGTCATTATACACTATAAGAGGTATCTCTAAACTATTCTAGGAGGGAAGATGATGAAATTATTTTAACGCCTTTTGACTTTAGATCAGAAATAGCAAGGATGGCATCATTTTCATTAAAGTCTGCACAAGCATCTTGAATAATAAAGATTTTAGGTTCATTCTCATTCCAGGCAGAAAAAGCATCCAAAGCAGTATCATAAATACAACCATCAGTTGAGATGCCACATATATAAATCTCATCAAAACCATTCAAGATGGATTTAAGTCTAGTTTCTTTTCCATCTTCATTAGAAAAGGCAGAGAATGAATCAAAATCTTTTTCCATACCTTTGTTAATAATAATGTTAATATGAGAAGTATCAAATGATGGCCTAAAATCTGATCCAATAGTTGAACGAATACAATGATCAGGAAAAACTATCCTATCATTAACGGTTGTATAATCCTCTACATTGTGAGTAGAAGCAAATGAAATATGATTTTTTGGGTGCCAATCTCTTGTAGCAATAACAAGATCAAATCTTTCAAGCTTGGATATTTTATTAATAATAGGAATAATGTTATCACCATTATTAATAGCCATTTTTCCACCAGGACAAAAATCATTCTGCACATCACAAATTATTAAAGCTTTCATTTTCTCTCCAAATCTTTTCGATACCAAATTTTTCCAATTGGTATGGTTTGTTTATTACGATGACGTGAGGCAGATGCATATTTACTTTCTCCACCTAACTTGTCATCCCATCTTAACATTTCTCTACAAATATAACCCACATCTTCTAAACATTCACATGCCATTTCATCAAATATCTTTTCTTCATATGCAAGTCTTGCATGCCATTTATTTTTAATTCTTGTAACTTTAATTTTTGGATCCATATTGTCCTTTAGTCATAACATGGTGATGATTTAGATCATCTAAAATCGCTTTAATATCATCATTCAAAACCATTTTATGATGATGATCTCTACCCATCAATAATTCAATTTCATTAACACATTCAACTGGTTCATCTTTATAATGAAAATTATTTTCATCAAACCATTTTAACCAATCATATAGTTGATCAAGAGCATCTTCACCTCTTCCTAAAACTGCAACACAATCAAGTTTATCCATCTAGCAACTCCTTTGCATCTTCAACTAAAAAGAAATCATTTACAACATTATATACAAGTTCTGCTTCATCAATAGAACATGCAAGCTTCTCTGCAATATAACTAAATCCAACAGGAGAATCAAATTCAGAAAACATAAAACGATATATTCTTTCATTTAGCATAACAAGAAGATATTCACTTCCAGCTTGAGGAAAATAAATACTTGCACCCTCTTCCATAGTTGTTACACCAATGAAATAATATCTCCCCCTATAATCAACTTTATAAATCTTTCCTGTAAAAGATTGTTCAGCATGTATTTGTGTTTTATATTTCATTACTCACTCAATGTTTTAATGTCTTTATAATAAAATCTGATCAAACCTTTTGTAAGATCAGATTCTCCATTTTTTATTTCTTTATTCTGATACCATTTTCCACTTTCGTAAAGTTCAATAACTTTTAATTTTGGAACGAGAAAAAACTCATGATTACCAGAAACAATATTCATGAAATCATAATAACCCCCTGATGTAAAAGATTTTAATGATCTTTTACTAACTGGAAAATTAAATTTTGATCCTCCACATTTGAAATCTCTAAATGAGATAACACCATCTTTAATCCACTTTCCATCACCAAACATAAGATCATAATAAGAATCATTTGTTTTTTCTGTTTCTGTTTTTTCTAAAAGTTTATATCCTCTCTCTTCCATATATTTTTGATATTCTGACCAATTCTTTGTTTCATATGCATTAAATCTTTCTTTATTAAATGACATTAATAAACCCCCATACCACTAGATCTTAGAACTACATTATAAATATAACTCTGAAGTTGTAAAAGATTTTTTTGACTTTCAATTTCTTTATGATATTTATTTCGTCTTTCTTGACTTATATAGAGGGAATCATCATCTACATATCCTAGGAAAATAGATTTAATTTCATCAAAGTTCAATGATGAAATTTTAGGTGAAAGTTCTTTATTAATCTTATTTGCCAAGGTATTCTTTTTTTCTGAAAGGTCTATTGTATGCATAATTACTCCTAGTATTTATTATACTCTACAACTGTTATATCTAAATTAGGGGTTGTCTCCTGTATGATTTTAGATACTATTTCCCAGTCACCACCTGCTAGTCCACACCCTATCATAGGTATGCCAATCTTCTTTCCTTGTAATTCATCATTAAGGAGTGTAAAGACGCTCCTGATAGCCCCATAATCGACTGGAGGCATATCCTGAGTCCCAAAGTTATATTGAGTATAAGCATTTATAACAGTTAAGTTGCCTATATCATATCCTTTTTTTCCTTTAATATAAAGAATTATATCAGCTTTTGACCAAGTTCCTAATTTAGATCTATCTCCACATTTAGTTAGTTTATCAGCTGAATATGCCTTTGGGAAGACTTGTTTAATTTGTCCAGCAATTCCAGCTCCCATTGTGCATAGACAATTGCATCCATGAATAATTACATCAAAATAACCATTCACAGCCATTTCAACTAAATCACCCTTTACCTCTTTCATTTATTATACCATATTACATGAGTAAATCTTGAATCAGGATTATTACTAACTTCAGATGGATAGGCTTGTATATTTGTTTCCATATTATCAACACTGTAATATCCATCACCATCATCATCTATTAATGAACCATCTTTACATTCTTGAATAAAACTTTCAATTGTAAAAATATGACTTCCAGAAGGAATGGGTTTAGTTGAATACTCTTTATCAATTGAATGGAAGGTAATATATTCCTTCAAAATCTTGTTAACATAATCATCGAGGAGCATTTTTTCTTTTCTTGCCTTTTCATTAATTGTGTAATAATCTTCTAGTGAAATATCAATATCTATTTCTTGCATATTCTTCTCCTTTTATTCAGCAAATTTTATACTTAACCGCCAGAAAAACCACTCAAAAGAAATTTTTATATTTAAAGTTTTCCATTTATTTCTATTCCAAGATAAATAAATTCCTGGCAATATGAAGAAAGCCTGAAACATTTTTTCTGTGTCTATTGAGAACTTTCTCATTCAGTTATCTCCATAACTCGATATACTTTATTATCATAAAATACTTTTGATTCTCGTTTAGCATAATCTGCTATCATGCCATTAAATGCCAAAGCCCATGCAAACATCATTACCATAAGTCCTAAAACAAAACATCCAAATAGTGCAAAAAAGTCTTTCATATTATCTCCTTATTTAACACTCTAACATATAATCTTCCATTATAGTTCTCTCTTAATATCAATTACTTCTTTTACATGTTTGAAAACTTCTTTTATTGATAGGTTTGCATTTACTTTACAAAGTTTTCCTGAGTTATCATAATGCTTTATAGCATGTTCAGTTTGTTTGTAATACACTTGTAATTTTCTTGATATATTCTCATCTGTATTTGCATCTAACCTTGTTTCATTTTGTGCCCGCTCTTGCATTCTATTTATGCAAACGGAGTCAGAACAATCTAGGCAAATATAATGAAAGTTATACATATTTAGTTTTTTAACAATTGAATCAAAAGAATGGCATTGTGTTTCATTCCTTGGAATACCATCAAAAATATAACCTTGTGATTTATTATTTTTGATAAAATTAATCATTAAAAATTCAACAATAGAATCATCAACAAAGTTGCCACTCTCCATAAGAGCTTGAATATCTTTTCCAAGAGTTGTTTGTTGAATAACTTCTTGCCTTAATAAATCACCTGTTGAAATATGAGATAGTCTATATTCTTGTACTAAAAGATTTGCAATAGTGCCCTTACCTGATCCTGGCTTACCAAATAAAACTATATTCATATTACCTGCCTATCAAAAGCATTTATATAATTGCGATCTCTCCAATACTTTCTTGATAGTCTATGTAAAAATCTTTGTAATGTTGAATGATTATGAAGATTCTTTTTAGGATTATTGTGATTATGTCCACCACAGCAACAAAATTTATCACTATGATCTCCATTGTTTTTTGGGAAATGTGAATCAGCCTTTTTCATTTTTCTCCTTTTAAAAAGTCATATAACTCTCTCAAATTAGTAATCTCTATCATAGGAGTGTTTTTAGATTTTGACACTTGAAGTTTTTTATTCCCAAAATCATTTTCAAATACAAACCATGCAAGCCAATTACTATTTAATTCTAATTGCTTCTCTAATAGATTTATATAAGAATCAAGTAAGTCTGCACCTAAATATGGAGTTGCATAACTATCAGGATAAATAATTTTTAAAGCATCACAGTGTTTATCATAGTCTCTTGTATATTGTTGAATTGGTTTAAATAAAGATTCAAACTCCGTAAACAATATGTCTTTCATTTTTTACTCCTTTAGCTTATCAACAATATAATCATAACCTAAATCAGAATGAGGGAGTAAACAATTTGAGCAATCTTTTATTCCCTTTTCTGTTAATGTAAAATCACCACCACAGTCTAAATGATATAGTGGACAGAAACAAAACAGACAATTAATTTTATCTGTTTTATGACATGGAAAAAACTCACATTCTGTATTTTGAAAAAACTTGTATCTCATTAAAGACCTTCCATACTTGCAACATATAAGATTGTCAATGCAAGTATTGGAACAATAAGCCAATACCAATCAACATGGAAATACATTTGTGCTATAATAATAGCCCCAAAACAAAGATACCCACCAAATATACCAAGCCCTTTTAAATTATGCTCTTCAGTATTGTTATAAGTATGAGTTCCACACTCTGCTAAAAGTTCTTTCTTTAACTCTTGCTTGAGGTTTTCCTTGTCAGCACGAAGAGATTTCAGCTCCTCATATTCAGATAAAGGAATAATTGCACTATATTGTTTTATATCTTCCATATTAATTCTCCTTTTTACTCCACCAATTACCAAACAAAAACAAACAAATAAACTGTGCTATAAAATACAAATTGCAGTTATTGCAAGTCTACCAAACATATTAAGTTCAGACCTCATTATTTTATTTATCATCTTAACTCCTTAAAATTATCTATAATTGCTTCTAATCCAATGATTTCTTTTTTATACTCATCAATATCATTTTTAAATATTCTTGATTCAAAACTCCACCATTTAGGAGGATTAGTGTATGTATAAATTAGATTTCTTTGTGCTATAATAAGTTTCTCTTTTGCATGTTCAAGATTCATAAAGCCCCTCTAATATATTCTTCATTTTTCCTTATTATCTTGGATTCTGGTTTTGAATTCCATTCTATTCTTTTTGCTAATGCTAATTCAGCTTCAGATTTTGTTGAATATAAGTTTAAATATGTATTAACAGCAACAAGTTCTCTTTCTCCTACAAAACAAACATTATCACGAGGAAGAGGTATATCTCGCCCTTTATATTTTTGAATATAACATTCTTTAATTTCATCTTGCACAATTAGAAAATATGTTTTTGAAAAATCCATTCGTTTCCATGTAATTTTTTCAAAATCTTTTAAGTGCTTTTGAACATATTTTTCTCTCTGAACACCGGTCAAAGGTTTTTGTTCTCTAACATTAAATACACCAAAAAAATTCAATATTAATGTTACTGTGCAAAGAGCTTGAATAACTACACAGACTATTAAAATAGTAATCATTTTATCTTCTCTATATATTCAAGAGCAGCTTCTCTATTCTCAACCTCAAATGGACCGAAAGTTCTTTCAACAAAATCACTTTCTAAAGCCTCATCAATATCCCTTTGATCAAAAAATCTTTTTACTTGCACACTTCCATTAATATGGATATAACCCCACCATAACATATCATGCCTCCCAATATATAGCAATCATTTTTTCAATATCACGAATGATATTTTGTTGAGTTTGAGTTAAAATAAAATGTGCTCGTAAATCTTATCTTCATATAACCTCCTTGTCTACCGGAATACAAACCGGCATGGGCGCATAGTTTAATAAAGGTTCTTGCCAGTATATTGCAACCATAGCCTGAATATCTTTAATAATTGAAATATGAGTTTGTGAAAGAGTTCGCTTGCATTCAATATAACTCAAAACATCGAGTGTTTCCTTGGCGTATTTATTTACAAATTTTGTAGGAGCAAAAGCAAAATCAGTTACATTATCAAGACGATCACATAATTTAATAACAAGTCCCCAATCAGACATATGAGCCATCTTATCACAAAGATAAAGTGTTTTACCCATCTCTTTTTGTTTGAGACTATCAGATGTTAATTCACTTACAAGTGAAGAGACAAGATCCCCATATTTATCTTTAATCATACTCAAAGAGACAGAGGTGTCTTCTACAACATCATGGAGGAGGGCTGAAATAATAAGTTCATCTATTTTGTGTGATTTCTTATATCTCATTACAAGAGCTGCAACTCTAATAGGATGAGTCCAATAAGGAGCCATACTAAATGCACGAAACTGTCCTTCATGCTGAAGTTTAATAAACTCTATTACACTGAGGTATTGTGCTTTTCCAAGTTCAAATTCTTTATCCATTATTATACCTCATAGAATTAATACTACTTTTCGTTAGATGTCACTCCATACCACTGACCAATGACATCATACTTTTTTAAATCACCATCACTATTTCTATATATAATAGTAACATCACCAGGAGATGAACCGTCTTTAATATAAGCCTTTCCAGAATAAGTCCATTTAACTTCTCCTGTATAAAGATTCTCAACTACAATGGTTCTAACCAAACCCCCACCCAAATCAGAACCAACATCTTTAGTAAAGTTCTGCCATCCCATACCACAAGAAGTAAATGTCATTACCACAACAAACAAAATAAAAATCTTTTTCATAAAAACTTCCTTTATATTCATATATATGCTCCTGTTGGAGTTACTTCCAAAAATGTCTTTTTATCATTAATAGAAAAATTACTATTCCATCCATATTTTAATAGATACTCTTGAAGAGTAGTCTTATCTTCAAGAGAAATATCAAAATCTATTTCTCCACTTCCACCATATTCTGATTTAACTGTTTTTGAAAACCATCGTTCAATGTTTGTCATGTCCATTTCTAACTCCTGTTTAGAACAATTTTTTCATATTCTTGCCAATTGTTTAGTGCATGAGAAAAACCAGTACTATAAGAGAAGTCTATTTTAGCAACAATAAATACATCTTCAGAAAGAGGGTTGTCTAATATATTTAATTTATATGTATAAGTTATTTTATATCCAATATATGAGACAAACTCTTTAAGGAATTTCTTTATCTTTTTCTTTTTAAAAAATCCACCCTCATATCTCATATAAATACTCATACTATCATCACTATTATGAGATATTTGGATGGAGTTCTTACCTAACAAAAGATCTTTAACAACACTAACTTCATTCATATTACTCTACGCTTTTAAAATTATAAACTGGGAACATTCTGCATTTGATATCTACAGTGTCTGAAAGAGAGTCTATTATTTTGTCAGCATTCTTATAAGCCTGAGGAGCTTCATCAATAGTATCCTTTCCAACACAAGATGACCAAACACCTGATTCTTTCATCTTAAACTGAAAGTCCTCAAGGCGAATAGTTGCCTTAGCCTTTGAACGAGACATCTTTCGCCCCGCCCCATGAGGAGCGGAATAATTCCATTCCTCATTTCCCTTTCCAACGCCATAAATAATACCATCAGCCATATTAAGTGGAATTATAACTTTCTCACCTAAGTGAGCCGATATACTTCCCTTTCTAAGAATATTATCCTTGAAATTAATATAGTTATGAACAGATTCTATTGGAAGAAAATATTTCATTTTATAATTATGAGTTAAAATCTGCCAGCCCATAACTCTCCTTGAAAGCTGAGCATAAATCTGAGCAACTCTCATATCATGATAATATGCCTTGGCATCTTCTCCTTCAAGATACTCAAGACCAGTTGCCTTGCCTTTCTTTGAAGCTTCCTTCCTTAGAGCAGCGATTGCAACCTCTATACCCTTTCCCTTTTTTATCTTTTTGATCATCTCTACTTTTGAATCAAACTCTTCTTTAGTCATAGAGAAAAGAGATTCTTCAGCAATCTCCTGGTGGAAAGTTGCAACCTTAAGACCAAAGTTCCTTGACCCTGAATGGATAATAAGCCAGAGTTCATCATTATCATCTTTATCAATTTCTATAAAATGATTCCCTCCGCCTAAAGATCCAATAGAAGCAAGCACTCTCCCTTCGTCCTGTTTGGATTTTTTGCAGATCTCTTTAATCTTGGACAAAAAATCTACATATGACATATCCTTTATATCAAGAGTATTCCAGAGTGTTTCAACAAGATCAGAATCAAATTCTTTTCTCACATCTTTACCAGATGGTATATATGTTCGAATTGCCTTATCAAGTTTGTCAAAGCTCTCACCAACATCTGATCTTTTACCTAACTGCCAAGCAGTCATCCCGCAATTGTGAACAAATACTCCAGATGCTAACGCATAATTATTATATCCAGAGACTTGTAAATCATATACTGGAATTTGTATATTTTCTATTATTATGGATATTATTTTATGATTTTTACATACTTTTATATGTCCTGAATACGCACCTTTGTTCCCACAAACCTTACCACATTTATCACATTTATATGGTTGATTTAATTTTAATAAATATTTTTTACCTCTTTGTCCAGCTGTTTTATTTTCTTCTTTTGCCTTATCTGAAGTTAAATATTCTTTTATGTGTTTAGACGCCCTCAAATCTCTTCTTTTACAAAATTCTGGATCTTGATGCAACTTTTTCATATTTTCAGAACTCATTTTAGAAAAAAATTCTTTATTTCTTTTATGAGCAATGCTAAATCCTGTTATTCCATTTTTATTATTTTCACGCACAGCTTCTTGGTGAATTTCCCAATGTTCTTTCCATTCAACTCTTTTTATATTTGATGGATTATTATTTAATTTGTTAAAATCTTTATGATGTCTTATTGCACCATTTTCTTTAAAATCTAATTCAAAAATCATATTATAATCATCTGAAAGAAAATGAACATAATCATATTTTTGAGTATTTGGATTATATACAACTTTATATTCTTCGAGTTTATTTTTTTTGTTTTGATATGATTTTTCTTCAAATTTAATATTTTCTGCTATATCTAAATAAAGAGGCATAAGAGAATCACCAACTGATAAATCTCTTGCGGCTAATTCTTTGTGTTCTCGTGTAAAAAATATATGTTCTGGCGTACATTTTATTATTTCACCATTGTCTAATTCTATTTTATAGATAGTTTCAGATATTTTTGTTTGATGAGGATTTTCAATTTTACCAACAACTACATTAGAATTATTATCAATAGAATAACAATAATTTTCTTTACCATTTCTGTGTTCTTCAACAAGTTCTTCAAATGATAACTCCCTATTATCAACAAGAGTTACCTTTGTATCACCACTAAAACAACCAATATCTACACCTACTATTGAAGGAACAACCTTATCAGTTAATCGTGCGGTGAATCCAATAACACAACCTGACCCTGCATGCACATCTGGCATTATACGAACATGAGCCCCGTCAGACATTGGCTGATTTAAAAGATTAATTATTTGAGAGATTGCTTCCTGCTCTATATCATCAGTATAAACAATAGCAGACCCATACTTTCCATCTATTTTCATAATTTATTCCTTAATTTCTGAGATATTAAAATCTTTAAAACCCTTGCCATGAAGATTTATATTAAACTTGGTTTTCTTTCCAGGCAGGAGTGAAAGAAGTTTAATAATTGGATTTTTTGAAAATCTTTCTAAAAGAACAACTGCATCATAATCTTCTTTTGTTAAAAGAGGAGAACCACACTTTGGGCATGGATAGTTTATATACCTAAGATAATCTTCTCTTGAAACTCCCATGTCAACAAAATCACACTTGGGATTATCACACTTTAAACCTTTAATATTCATATAACCCTCTCTTAAAACATGTTTGAAAAAATAGTTTTAATAACCTGAAAACCATCTTTCTTTATTTCAACTACAATACCAACTACTATCATAACAAGAAATGAAGTCATCAAGGAAATTGAAAGAATCTGAATAATCATCTACCACCCCTTTGTAAGCATAGAAGCAAGTGTCCAACAGACTGTGTAATTCATATAATTATCCCAATCATCATTGCAATCATAAACAACAAGGATTTTATCACCAGAGATAGATTTTATTATTCCCTTCTCAATATTATTATATGTTACTTTATCTCCAATATTAAAAGTTATAAATCCTCCCCAGCATCATCTTCAGCTTGTTCTCTTTCTTTTATTTCTTGAATCCAATATTCTATTTCTTTTTTTACTTGCTTAACAATGCTTGAAGGAACTGGATAATGGCTCATTTCTTGAAGTTGTTTATATAGGCGGCGGTGCATATACTCATCAAAATGGAGGGCCCAATTATGTATTTCGCCTCCATAGTTAACCTTACAATTTACAAGAAGCCAACTTCTATTACCTTTTTCATATTCTTCCAAGGCCTGTGGATAGTCATCTTTTACTATATCAAAATTAAGGTAATCCATGATTAATTATACCATCCTTTAACTATCTCTAAACTATTAAATACTGAACAATCATTGTTAATTCATCAGGGAGAATAGGTTCAGGGTGTAATAATAGATACTCTATTGCCTTTACAAAAGGAGCTTTTTTACCATATATAAGTAAGACATTGTCTTTAACTTCTTGGTATAAAAAAGAGTATTTTGATTTAACCTCTTGGTTAAATTTGAAGATTGATTTATGATTAGTAACCTTGTTATTATAATACATTCTATATGACCTGGCAGGACCTAATAGAAAGTTGTTTTTATCATCAAAAAATTGAACTGCAAAATAGTTACCATCTACTATTTTTTCAAACTTTATTACTTTAACGCCTTCTTTTTCAAAAAAGCGTTTAGTTAGATTATCATGAGCGTCTATATCTTGTTGATGGAGGAGTCTATACTTTGCTTCTTGCATTTAATTATATATGCTCTTTAGCAATATAAATCACATGTTTTTTCATCTGGAATAGTAGGGAAAGACATATTATCAATTATGCAGTGGAGGCGCATAGTTCCTGTGGGTTTAAAATTTTTACAATTATTACATGTTTTATTCTCTAAAAGATTTTTGGCAATAATTGCTAAATATTCTTTAGATTGATCATCTCTCCTGGACATTATTTCTTGAGCTTCTTTATTTGTCATTTTATAACTCCAGATAATTTGGCATTTCAGATCTTATTATTTCTCCATACTTCATGTTTTACTCATTATTTCAATTAAGCCATTGATATTAGTATAATGGTATAGAGTCTTTATTGAACCTGGTTCATTTAATTGATCTATAAAATCTTCTAAATTCATTCAAACTCCCAGTCATATAAAAATCAACCAAATAATTCAGGCCTCATAATTTTATAATAATTTATTGTTGATCTAGATTTTTGACTCATTTTGATTGTATTTAAATTTTTAGTAAAATAAAATTTAAGATATTTTTCATCTACTGGAATGGATCTTGAAATTCTTTCCTCTCCTTCTTTTTTTATTAAACTTAAATTCAAATCATGTATTAAATCTAATAATAAATCATACTCTTCTTTTGATAGTTTTTCTTTTATTATAGTGGGATTTTTTAATATTGTTTCTTTGTTTTTTAATTTATATTTATCTAATATAGTATCTATTCTTTTACCATAAACAATATAAGGCTCATTGATTTTTATTTTTTTAATGTTTTTAACGGTATCATTTAAAACATGAAATTTTATTTCAAAATAACCTATAATATTTTTATCATCAGTTATTTTCTCTATATTTTCAATATCACCTGTTTTTCTTATTACTGAAATTTCATTGTTTTTAAAATAAGGATATGCTTGACTTTGAATTACTTGCTTATTTAAAATACCTATTAAACCTGGTAAAGTTGTATAGTGCCTTAATACTTGATCCGGTCCGGATTCTAAAATAGTATTTTCAATTTCTAAGTTTTCTATAAAATCTTCTAAATTCACTTGAACTCCCAGTCATAAGTGAGAGCATCATGACAAACAATGTTTTTAGTGAGGATACGAATAATATCCTTGTTCTTTACTCCATAAGATTGAGCTTGTGTCATAAGACGGAGTTTACATTCTGCTATATTATCTGGCATTAGCTCCACACCATAAATAGTAGAAAGAGCAATAGTAGGATCATGTTTATACTTTTCTACTTTGTAACGATATACTTCAGTCAGAAAATTACCATTACCGGCAGAAGGATCACAAAATGTTTTATCATCTTCCCATGTCTCAAGAGGGAGCTTGTCTAATATCTCATCTACAAGA